TGGTTCAAGCAACAAGGACAAATAAGTATGCCTAGTATTGATTGGGATAAATACCCGAACTTTAAAGCCAAAGAATTTGCTTGTCAGCATTGCGGTAAAGAGGGCATCCAAGAAAGCATAGTTGCTATGGTGCAAGATATTAGACAAGAGGTAGGCTTTCCATTTATCATTACATCTGGTTATAGATGTAGTGAGCATCCGATAGAAAAAAGAAAATCTAAAGCGGGCGCTCATGCAGAAGGGTTAGCAGCAGATATAAGTTGCTCTCATGCCAAAGCGTATAAATTAGTACAAGTAGCAATGTCAAAAGATATATCTGGTATTGGTATTAAACAAAAAGGAGCTGGGCGTTTTATTCATCTAGATGTTTCGGAACAAAAAGATGGCAGACCTCGCCCACATATATGGAGTTATTAAGATATGGAAATCAATGCTTTTTTTCTCTGGAATGTTATTTTAACTCTAGTGTACGCACCATTAATATATGGAATTAGAGCAAACGCAGCAGAGATGAAAAGAATTGATATTTTATTAAATAAAACCAGAGAAGAATTACCAAGCAAATATGTAACCAAAGTGGACTTACTAGAAGATATGGAAAGATTATTTGCTCGATTAGATAACTTAGAATCAAAAATAGATAGATTAATTTCAAGGTAGAAGGAAAATGAAAACATGGCTATAGAGTACGATCCCAATTTTAGATCAGGATTAGAATACGCACTTGCAGTAGCGGGTGGTGAAAATGTTCCAGGCATGATAGCTCCGGGAGTTAGTTATTCGAGCGAATTTCCAATGGGTTACATGGCTGATGGTTTAGCACCACCTCCTATGCCAGTACCAATGCCAACTCCCATGCCAGCTACCTTAGAAGATTTTCAGCGTGTCGATCCATTTGCTGCATTAAACGCTCAACTCTCAGACTCTTTAACTAATCCTACATCCGCTATGTATTCAACTGACGTTGGTACGGGTGCATCAATGGGACTTGGAGCGCCTATGCCAATAAGTGCGCCAAACACATTTCCTATCGGAGAAAAAGAATTTACAAATTACGCAAACCCTTTCAATCAAAGTGATCCAAGTGCCATTGCAGATCAAATGGCACTAACTAACCTATATGATGGCATGGAAACGGCTTTAGATGCAGCAAGGGGAGTGGATGCCTACAACGAAGCAACAGATTCTTCTGTGTTATCTGAGATAAAAAGTTTTCTTGGTGGAAGCCAAGAGCAAAAAATGAAAGATGCAATGGTAGATAGGTTAAAAGCAGAATTAAAATCAAGACAGGTTGGTGGGGCAAGTCAATCTCCGTTTAAATTTACACCACAAGGTAGTGGTGGTGGTAAAACAGTACGACAAAGTTCAGCTCAAACTAATGCAATGGATAATGCTGCTATGGCGAGAGAAAAAGCAGCAGCAATGAATGTGTTATATGGCGGTGCTGGTTCTAGTTTTGAGTCTGGTCGTAATGAGTACACTGAGTCTGGTGATTACGCTAGAGACAAAGCAATCAGAGATGCCGAGTTTGATGCAATGCGGGAGCAAGAAAGAATAAATGCTGGTTTACCTCCTATCAGATTGACTCCGGAAGAAACACAACAAGCAGTTCAAGAATTACAAGCAAGCATTGGTTTTGGTGGTGCTATGACTCCAAGAGGTAGAAATAGTATACCAGCTATGGAAGCAACACCTACACCACAACCATTCAAAGGATATACTCCATTTGATTTTGCTAACATACAATCAATTTTAAATAACTTAGGATAAATATATGGCAACAAGAGAGGAAATCTTAGATTCAAACGAAGCTGAATTAATCTTAAACAGCGATACACTTAAAAAATCCATTGAAAATTTAAAACAAGAATACGTTGCTTTATGGTTGAATAGTAAAGGCGAAGATAATATAGCTTTTCGTGAAACCTTACATACAGCAATAAATATTTTACCAGAGGTAGAGAGGCATCTACGCATTTTGGTAGAACGTGGGAAAATCACAAGTGCGCAAGTTAAAAAATTGCACAATTACATATAACTAGGTAAAATTTTAAAAACTAGGAGTTTAATATGAGCAACAACGCCAAGCCGATTGCTTTACAATCAGAGTTAGATAAAACTGTCACTTCATTTGAAGGGTTTTTGACTCCCAATGAGGAAGCACCAGAAGCACCAGCAGAAGAAGCAGTTGAGTTAGAAACATCCCCAGAAGATGTCGTGGAAACAGAATCAGAAGCGGAAGTTGAAGTTGAAGCCGAAGCAGAAGTTGAAGTGGAAGATGACTTTGAGGAAGGGGAAGAAATAGAACAGTCTTTAGAAGAACAAACAGAAGTAGAGGAAGAACTACAACCTCAATCCTATGTCGTTAAAGTTGATGGCGTAGAGCAAGAGGTCACGTTAGATGAACTCCAAAACGGCTATTCTCGCCAACAAGACTATACAAGGAAAACTCAAGAACTGTCCCAACAACGTAAAAGTTTCGAGGAACAGCAAGCAGAGTTAGCCAAGAAAGATGCTATTTACGCTCAGTTATTGCCTCAATTAGAGGCGAGTTTAAATGGTGAATTGGAAAACGAACCAGATTGGGGTGCGCTTTACGAGTCTGATCCAATAGCTTATGTTCGTGAAAAAGACGTTTGGGAAGATAAACGTAAGAAGTTAGATGCTGCTAAAGCTGAAAACACAAGGTTGCAACAAGAAGCAGCCCAGAAACAGCAAGAACAGATTCAAAAATTTGTTGAATACGGCAACCAACAACTTACAGAAAAGATTCCGGGATGGTCTGATGCAGAAAAATCTCAAAAGGAAAAAGCTGCAATCACAACATACGCAATTAATGAATTGGGGTTTACGCCACAAGAAATTAATAACGTGATTGATTATAGAGTGTTACTTGGTTTACGAGATGGGATGCTATACCGCAAACAAGTGGCAGCTTCCAAAAAGAAACCAACCCAAAAGGCAGCCTCAAGGGTAGCTAGACCTGGTACTTCCAATAAACCAAAGACAATGACTGCTGCGAAAAAAGCGCAAGCGAAATTAGCTAAATCTGGCAAAGTGCAAGATGCAGCTAAAGTCTTTGAACAATTTATTTAAAAGGTATTAAAAAATGGCTAAAGTAACAAACGCCTTTGACACATATACTGCTACTTCTGATAGAGAACAGTTGTCTGACATAATCTACAACATATCTCCAATGAGTACGCCATTTATGAGTTCTATTGGCAAAACTAATGTAAGAAATGTCCAGTTTGACTGGCAAACCGAAGCTCTACCAACTGCATCTGGAACAGGACAATTAGAAGGTTTTGAACTTTCTCGTTCTGCTTCTACTGCAACAGTTAGAGAAGTAAACTTCTGTCAAATCAGCAGCCGTGATGCAACTGTAACTGGTACGCAAAACGCTTCTGATGCAGCGGGAAAAAAATCAGAAATGGCGCATCAACTAGCTGTTATGGCTAAAGCTTTGAAGAGAGATATGGAAACGGCCTTATGCTCTAAAGTTGCTAAAAATGCCGGTGCTGCTGCTACTGTTCGTCAAACTGGTGGATTTGAAACGTGGACAGAAACAAACGTATCGCGTGGTACTAACGGAGCGGGCGCTGGTAATGGTGCTGCACCTACTGATGGTACACAACGTGCGTTTACTGAAACCATCTTGAAAGCAGTACAACAACTCTGCTTTGCAAATGGTGGTGAGCCTTCAATGTTAATCGTTGGCCCACACGTTAAAGGTGTTGTATCTGGTTTTAGTGGCAGAACTTCTGTGACTCAAACAGTAGATGCAAACACAGTTGAAGCATCAGTAGCTATCTATGCGGGTGACTTTGGAGAACTTAAAGTAGTTCCTTCAAATTTCAGTCGTTCAAGATCAGCTTTATTTGTTGATCCTAACTTTGCGAAAACTTGTTTCATGAGAGATTTTGAAACTATTGATATCGCAACGATTGGTGATGCAATTACGAAAATGTTAGTCGTTGAATTTGGATTGGAAGTATCAAATGAGAAGGCTCACGGAATCGCTGCTGACTTATCAACTTCATAAGTTGTAGCAAGGGGGGTGAGTAATCACCCCTCTTTTTTTTAACTGGTTTTAAGTATGGCAAAAAGAACAATCATTGATTCACAATCTGGTGTAATAAGCGAGTTCGCTACCGAAGATGATAAAAACATTTATCACACTACACAGAATGTCCAACCTATCCTCGATAACGTAAAAAATCTATCTCACGGAAAACAAGGTAAAGAATTAAAGCACGTTGCCGAAGTACCTATGGTAATATATCAACAAGCAATAAGAGAAGGTTGGGCTAACGATAAAAAGAAGTGGAAGAAATGGCTCAACGATCCGGACAATAAATTATTTAGAATATGGCAAGGTAGAGTATGACTTACGATGAATTGAAAACGCAGATAGCCAATTACTTAAACAGAAGTGATTTAACCACACAAATTGATATTTTTATTGACACAACCGAAGCGGAATTAAATCGTAAAGTCAGGGATAAAGATATGATTAAAAGAGCTACGGCAACAGCCGATGCTCAATACTTAACTTTACCAACAGATTGGTTAGAAGTTATTAATGTAGAAATTACATCAGGTGACTTTACGCCTTTGTTCCAACAGTCAATAGAAACACTAGATATATTTAGACGGGCAAACGATAACAGTTCAGGTCAACCAAAATACTTTGCTATTGTTGATGGTACTCTTGAACTTGCCCCTACCCCTGATACTTCATATACATTACAATTAACTTATTATGGTAAAATCAGCGCGTTAAGCGACTCGAACACCAGTAATTTTGTTTCAACAAATCACCCGGATGTTTATTTGTATGGTGCATTGAAACAAGCCTCTATTTATTTAATGGAAGATGATAGAGTACCAATGTTTGCTGCGCAGTTTGAACTAGCGTTAGAAGAAATGCGTATGCAACAAGAAAGAGCATCGTTTGGTCAGGGTTCATTGATACCAAGAAGTAGAACTTATGGCAAACCAAGAAACACAACATATTTTATGAAAAATTAGGAGTTAAATAGAAATGGCTGGATTTACAGATTATTTAGAAGATAAAGTCTTAGACCATGTATTCGGTGGTAGTGCTTACACAGCACCAGGCACTTTATACGTTGGTTTATTTACAGCAGCCCCTTCTGATACTGGTGGTGGTACTGAATGTTCAGGTGGTTCATACGCAAGAAAAAGTATGGCTGCTATGACTGTATCAGGCACTTCTCCAACAACAGCAACCAATGGTGCAGCGGTGGAATTTGTTACTGCAACGGGTTCTTGGGGAACAGTTACTCATGTAGGGATTTTTGATGCTTCATCAAGTGGCAACTTAATGGCTTGGGCTGCGTTATCTGCATCCAAAGCAGTAGCTAGTGGTGATGTATTCAGATTTGATGCTGGTGACTTAGACGTTACGTTGGCGTAATTAATGGCCTCCGTTGGCTATGGTGTTTATAACTATGGTATAGCTGCGTATGGCACTCCTCAGTATGAGGTCGCATCAGCTACCATAGCGCAAACGTCAGGTGTTTCGGCATCTGGCTCGATGACGTTTGCTGTATCTGCAACATCAGCACAAACATCAGGTGTAACAGCAAGTGGGCGTTTAGTTAAACTAGGCGCAAGCACCATAGCACAAACATCTGCGGTAACGGCAACAGCCGAAGTGGTGAAACTCGGTGTTGCAACTATGGCGCAGACTTCTGGTTTTACCGCTACTGGCAGACAAATAGATCGTGGCGAAGCTACGATTGCACAAACATCAGGATTAAGTGCAACCGCAGAATTAGTCAAACTTGGTACA